GATATAGATCTTATTTCAGAACTTTATAGATTTGTAAGTAATGGTCAGTCCTATGAAGCAGAGGACGGTAACGATGACCTTGCGATGTGTGGAGTTTTATTTGGTTGGATTATGACTCAGACCTTTATCAAGGAACTTACAAATTCTGATATTAGAAAAAGACTTGTGGAAGAAAGACAGAAGTACCTAGATGAAGAAATCACACCGTTTGGAATAATTTACGATGGCCAAGCTGTGGAAGAACAAGCTATAATAACCGTCGATGACTTCACGAAATTCATGACAACCTAGTGGAGATTAGTAATATTATAAATAAAAAGAAACTCTAGTCTTTAGGAGAATAAAATGGCATTTCAAGTTAGTCCTGGCGTAAATGTATCAGAAATCGACTTAACAACAGTCGTCCCAGCCGTATCAACATCCGTTGGTGCTGTTGCTGGTGTTTTCAGATGGGGTCCTGTTGGTCAAAGAATGTTAATTGGTTCTGAAATTGAACTAGTCAATACTTTTGGTAAACCAACCAATCATAACCCTGAAACCTTTTTCACAGCTGCAAACTTCTTAGCGTACGGTAATTCACTGTATGTTGTTAGAGCAGCTAACACAACAAGTGTTGCCAATGGCGTAATTTCCGCTATTGCAAATACCGGTTCTGTAGTTAACGCTCAGGTATTTGTAGTTAAGAGTGAGGATACATATGAACAAGTCAACACAGCAGTTGACACAGACGTTCTTTATATTGCTAAGTATCCTGGTGAGTTAGGTAACTCTTTAAAGATATCCGTATGCGATAGTGCAAATGCATATAACTTATCTATCAATATTGAAGGTGGCGACGCCAACCTTTCAAGCGGAATAATTTCAGCTTCTGTTGGCTCTAACACACTAGTAGTTTCTGTATCTAATACCAGTGCTGGTGACGGTACACTATTAGAACAAGCTAATACACGTCTTAATGCAATCCTTGCTCAACTACAAGTAGATGATATTATCGAGGTAGGTAATAATTCAATTGGTAAGCAATTCATGAGAATTACTGGTGTACCTACAGCAATGGGTACAAATTCTTCATTTGCCAATGCTAGCCACAGATACTTCTCGATCAGCTGTGACAACACCTACAAGTTAGCTGCTAATGTCACTTCAGCCTCTATCAGTAGATATTGGGAATACTTCAATGCAGTTGATGTTGCTCCAGGTATATCTCCTTATCAGTCGTCCCAAGGCAATACAACAGCCGTGGATGAGATGCATATTGTTGTTGCAGATGAAGATGGTAAGTTTACTGGCGTTCCAGGAACAATCCTAGAAGTCTACAAAGCGTTATCAAGAGCTACTGATGCAAAGACGCCAGACGGTGAAACTAACTACTATAAGACCGTTATCAATCAGAATAGTAGATATGTTTGGTGGGCTAATGATCGTTCAGGCTCTGTATCTAATACAGCATTGAACATTGCTTCTATCAATACAATCCCTTTGTACCTTTCTTTCAATCAAGGTCAAGATGGTGATAGTGAAGTCGATACTCCAATCAATACAACATTGGCTGCATATGATTTATTTGCTTCTTCTGAAGATGTAGATATCTCCTTATTATTGACCGGTAAGTCAAAAGGTGGTACTAACGGTGAGCAGATAGCAAACTATCTAGTAGACAACATCGCTGAAGTTCGTAAAGACTGTATCGTTCTCTGCTCTCCTGATAAGGCTGACGTGGTAAATAATACTGGTCTTGATGAAGCTCAAGATGTAGTTGATTTCAGAAATTCACTAAGATCTTCTTCATATCTCGTAATTGATTCTGGATACAAATATCAATACGACAAGTATAACGATATATTCCGTTGGGTACCATTGAATGGTGATATTGGTGGTCTATGTGTAAGCACAGACTCGTCAAGAGATCCATGGTATTCTCCAGCTGGTTTCAATCGTGGTCAGATTAAGAATTTAGTTAAGCTGGCATATAATCCTGATAAAGCTGATAGAGATCTATTGTACAAGAACGGTGTAAACCCAGTAGTTTCATTCCCAGGTCAAGGAACAATCCTGTTTGGTGATAAAACTGCTCTGGCTAAACCTAGTGCCTTCGATCGTATCAATGTTCGTAGATTGTTTATTGTATTAGAAAAGGCAATTGCAACAGCTGCCAAGTTCTCTCTGTTTGAATTTAACGACGAGTTTACAAGAGCTCAGTTTGTAGCATTAGTAGAGCCTTTCCTAAGAGATGTTCAAGGTCGCCGCGGTATTTACGATTATAGAGTAGTTTGCGATGATACAAATAACACTGGCGAAGTAATTGACAGGAATGAATTTGTAGGAGATATATACGTAAAGCCAGCCAAATCCATCAACTTTATCCAGCTCAACTTTGTTGCTGTTAGAACAGGTGTAGCGTTTGATGAAGTAGTTGGTAAGTTTTAATTAAGGAGAATTATAAATGGCTTTCAATATTAATGCTTTCAAGTCGCTAGTTAGTACTACCGACTTTGCAAGACCATCGCTATTCCAGGTGTTCTTATCTTCACCACCTGGTATCGCTCCAATCCTACCATTCGGCGCTTTCCTAGTTCAATCTGCTAGCTTACCATCCTCACAAGTTGGTACTATTACTATTCCTTACGGCGGTAGAAATATTAAGATTGCAGGTGAAAGATCGTATGGCGATTGGTCAACGACTGTAATGAATGACGAAGGTTTCATCATCAGAAATGCTGTTGAAAACTGGATCGACATTATCAACCAGAGAACGACTAACTTTAGAGCGTTTCCTGGTGAGTATAAAGTAGATTTGACAGTAACGCAATATTCTAAAAAAGGACCACCACTCAAGATCGTCAAGCTAGTTGGATGTTTCCCAACAGTTGTTAGTGAGATCGGTTTGGATTGGGGTTCAGCAGACCAGATTGAGACTTATACTATTGGTTGGTCTTACGACTACTGGGAATGATAAGGGAGGGGCAGTAGCCCCTCTTCTAACAAGAGGATAATATGGCCAGTTTGTTTGGATTTGAGTTTAAAAAAGCTGTACCTGAAGAACCACTAGCATCGTTTGCTCCTGAGCAACCAGATGATGGTGCAGTAGTTGTTGCTGCCGGTGGTGCTTATGGTACTTACGTAGATTTAGAGGGCACTGCCAGAACCGAAGCAGAGCTAGTTACCCGTTATAGGGATATGGCTATCACAGCCGATATAGATCGTGCTGTTGAAGAGATCGTCAATGAAGCAATCATTCATGAGGTAGATGAAAAGGTTGTTGAGTTGAATCTTGAAGGGCTAGAGTATTCTGATACTGTAAAGCAGACTATCATTACAGAATTCAATAACATAAAGAGCTTACTAGATTTTGAAAGTAAGGCTTATGAGATTTTTAGAAGATGGTATATTGATGGTAGATTGTACTACCATGTAATCATCGATGATAAGAATCCATCGATGGGTATAAAAGAATTGAGACAGATTGATCCGAGAAAGATCAGAAAAGTCAGAGAGAGTAAAAAGAGAAAGCACGAAAAAACAAATGCTGTGATTGCTCAAACTACCAAAGAATATTTTATATACAATGAGAAGGGCTATAATGCCCAAGGTATTGGTAGCGGTGCAACATCTTACTCTGCAACAGGTTTAAAAATTGCTAAGGATGCAATTGTCCATTGTACATCAGGACTAATGGATACGAATGGGGCCATGGTCCTTTCCTACCTGCATAAGGCAATTAAACCACTTAATCAATTAAGAGTGCTTGAGGATGCTACTGTCATTTACAGAATCTCACGCGCTCCTGAAAGAAGAATATTTTATATTGACGTAGGTAATCTACCGAAGATGAAAGCCGAGCAGTATCTTCGAGATATGATGGTCCGTCATAAGAATCGGCTTGTTTATGACGCATCGACCGGTGAAGTGAGAGACGACAGAAAATTCATGACGATGTTAGAGGACTATTGGCTTCCTCGTCGTGAAGGTGGTAAGGGTACAGAGATTACAACACTACCTGGTGGTGAGAATCTTGGTAAGATGGAAGATGTAGAATACTTCCAAAGAAAGCTATATCAATCTCTCAACGTCCCTGTAACTCGTTTGCAATCAGAACAAACATATTCTATTGGTAGAGCAACGGAAATAACTAGAGATGAAGTAAAGTTCTCTAAGTTTGTCAATAGAATGAGAACAAAGTTTTCTCAGCTTTTCTTGAAATGCTTAGAGAAGCAGTTGGTATTAAAAGGTGTAGTGACAGTTGATGATTGGAAGACAATTTCTCAAAACATCAAGTTTGATTATTCTAAAGATAATTATTATGAGGAATTGAAAGAGACTGATGTGATGAATGCTAGAATTGGTTTAGCAAATCAGCTCGCTCCTTTCATTGGTAAATACTACTCCAATGACTGGGTAAGAATGAATATCTTTAAACAAAGTGACGAGGATAAGTTAAAGATGGATGCTGATATAGCAGTAGAGTTACAGAATCCAATTTACCATCCACCTCCTCCACCAATGCCACCGCAATAATAAATAGGAGTAACAATGGAAGTCGATACACAACAACATGAAGTGAGTGATCTTGTACGTTACGCTTATGCTGGTCAACCAGCGAAGGTACAAGATGTATTTAATGAATTAATGATGGGTAGAGTGTTTGATTCTATTCAACAGAAAAAAGTAGAAGTTGCTCAACAATTCTTTAATCCTCAACAGGAACCAGAATTCTATAGCGACGAAGATTACACCGAAGAGGATACAGAAGATGGCCAAAACTCTTAAAACTATGCTTGACACTTTCGCTCCTAGATCGAAAGATGAAAAGCGTTTTAAAGACAAACATATCACCACCAAGTCCAAGTTAGATGACAAAGGCACTCAGGATGATAAGTTGTTCAATGCTACAAACGTCAAGACAGTAGATCGTTCACCTGAGCATGGATACAATCCAGGAGAAGACGAAGCTGTGTATGAGGCTGTTCACGCAATGGCTCTTCATGTTAAGCCTGTTAAAGTAGATGGCAAAACCAAATACAAAGTTCATAAAGTAGGCAAAGATCTCGAAGATGGTATCAAGGTAGGCGAACATCTATCTGATAACGATCTTGATGATGCTGAAGAGATGGGCGCAAAGATTAAACACCTCAACGAAAAGCATTTAACCCCGGCAGAAATGAAAGCTCGTGAGCGTATTGCTAAAGGTATTGAGAAATCAAACCCTGATATGCCAATGGGCAAGAAGATGGCAATTGCAACAGCAAGTGCTAAAAAGGTTGCTGAAGAAGTAGAAGAATTAGATGAGATATCAGCTGGTACAGCTCGTAGCTATTTGGATAAAGTTAAAGCTAAGCATGGTGGTTCTTTCAAAGACTTACCAAAGAAAAGAAAAACCGGTGTTGTGATGGCTCACGACATTATGTTCAACGATGCTGACAAGCGTGATAGAAAATAC